ATCCACCTGGGTAAAATCGCGATAGTAGGAGTCGATGGCCTCATCTTCGAGCGAATCCCACAGGGCCGACTTGCCGTCGTAGGTCAGGCTCTTGGTTTCCTGTGCTATCGGTGCCGTGCCATTGGCATAATCCGCCTGCGAGGAATAAAAGGCCAGTAACGCCACGGCCAGATACTGAGACTGCATTTGAACGCTTACGATAATTGCGTAAGCATTGGGCACTTCCTGCCCGTTGATTACCTGCTTGCCTGTAATAGCCATTGAATTCGCCTTATTTTTTGGGGTTCGCCGCTTTTGTTAGCGTGCCTTCGTTATGTGCATATACGAAAAACAGATTTAACTGGTCTATCAGTTGGTTAATTTTGATGTTCTGACGCGATATGGCCTCCGCATGGTTCGCTATCATGACCACGACTTTAGGGTCAGTTATTGACGGATCGTTTAGAGTTAAGTCAGAGATATCAACATCCTTGATATCACCTAAAGCCCACTCACCATCCTGCTCATGGATTATGCTCGCAATACCGGCGGCGGTACGCCCTTCCTGCGTAGCGCCGATAGCCATCAGTTTGATAATTGCCGACTGAATAACCAGCGGCGCGCCATTCTTGGCAATAACAGTCTTTGACTTGCCGTCTGACCCGTCATTGGACGCGTCAGAATCATAAAGCGTGGTACCTTCAACAGCCATTATCCCCACCTCACAACGTTTGCAAGAATTCGCATGGTATCCTGCGCCTCCTGCCTTACCTTAACCCTGACGCCGATTGGCGTAACGCCGTCGTCTGCGTAGAGTTGTACAATGATGAATTTAAACGCCCCGTCCGTCTCCGTTGGAGAATTGACCGTGCATCCAGCGTTGCCTTTCAATCCCAGGATAAAGGTGATTTTTGATGCGTAGTTGCTATTGAGCGTTACAAATACCATCGTCCCTTCATCCGAGATTTTATCGGTGCTCAAATCGGTGATGTCGAACACAGTGGTGTAAACACTGGTGCTTTTATCGACCTGAACCAGATACTGCTCGCCGACGTAGCGGCGAAGCTTGGTATATTGGTACCTATCCCAGTTAACAAATTTGGTGTCGGCGGTCATTATCGGGCTGGTCGAGTGTGCCAAATCGTAAAGTGAAAGAGCGCTACCCGAATTACCTACCGCCAGGCCATTCATCGAGTTGGTGATTCGGTTAAATGAGTTTTGGAATTGGATGTTACTGGTGTACTGGAGACCGCCGATAACTACTGACAAGTATCCACACATTATTTGAACAGCAGCAAAAGGCTGCCCCTCAAAGTCATGGAAAATATCCCAATAGTTGGTTTGCGATGCGTTGTCTCCGCAAACAGAGGTTGCCTCAACCGTCACCGACACATTGTCGTAACCTACAGCCGTTAATACCTCGCCTGCTTTAAAACTACAGCCATTGGTGAGCGCGTCCCTTGACTCGGCCAACACGGCCCACTTTTCCCCTTGGTGCTCGTAACGGAACAGGAACTCTGCCGTCCTGGTACCATTGGTAAGCATCACGCTTTTTGACTGGTCAAGGGTTGAGAGATTTACGTCTGTCGAGTGCCGGACGCGTGAAGTCCAGCGACCATTGAAGTCTAGATCTCCGCTTATCTGGGTAAACTGACCGGACTTGCGCAACCAAATGCCGCCGTATCGGTTGTCGTACAGGAACAGGACCTTTATTTTCCATGCTTCGACAATCGGAGTCGTGCCCGATTTGCCATTTTCGGAAATCAATCCGATCCAGTTGCCCGTCCAGGTGTGCCCGCTCCAGTTTATCGAAGCGTTCGGCCAGATATGATTGCCCGACCCCACCACGCGAATGCAGTTCGTCACATAACCCAGATAGATGTCAGACATGGAAAAGCCATATCCGTAGTTATTCACGGCGTCGGCACGATGGTTGCCGTCGATAAAATCAATGTGAATGTTCAGGTTCGCGATGTTTGAGGAATCGTCACCAATCTTGATGAGGGGGTTTGCGTTCCACAGGGTCAGGTTTGCAACGTTGCCACCCGTGGCAGCACTCAGCATGAAATCATTGGTTGCAGAAAGGCCGTACAGTCTGAGATTCAGCCCCTCGACGCCTGCACCGGCAATGCGGATGGGTACGCTTGTCTTATATTTTCTATGCCCTATAACTGACCCAATACCGTGGGCAATGGCGTAGTCGATAGCATTCTGGATAGCCCCACCGTGGTCACCGGAGCCGCTATAAAAAGCCTCGGGCGTAACGTACATCAGCAGCTTGTCTATGGTAGACCCGCTGGAGTGCCCTACAAGAGTGCCGCCAGTTGGCAGGGCCATCTCCGTGCGAAGCTTTCCGTCACCCACCGCGTAGAAGTTCGCTAAATCTACCGCGGGGTCGCCGGTCAGGGTATAGGGAAGCTGGATGCCTGCCGATGGCCGGTAGAAATTACCCTCTGCCAGGATCAGCTCGTTATAATTCTCAATCTTCAACCCAGCGGCGTAATTGCCCTTTACCTGATAACCCGAAGACTGAATGACCGTGTAATAGTCGGTTGCCTGCTGCTCTATTTGAGCGATGCCCGCCTGGCGCTGGGACTCCATCTGGACACGCCAGTCGTTGTCTTCCTGATGCATCTGGGAGTTCCAGTCTGCATCCTGCCTTTTCATCTGGGCATTGAATAATGTCTGCTGGCTGTTTATTTGGGTATTAAACTGCAGCGCCTGACTCACCATTTGAGCCGAGAATTTTACCTGCATCCCATTAGCCGTTAACCGGTCAACGCCAAGCCTGTCGCGATAAGATTCGTTTGAGCTAGCTGACCATTCATCAAGTTTTGCCCCCGCAAAGACGGCATCTCGAATATCTGCGCTTGGAACTGGCTTTGTTGTTGGTGTCGGCACGGGAATGTCTTTATACGCACTAGCCATTATTACCTCGTAATAGGCGAGCGAAATCCTCAGAATTAAATCTGATGGTTTCAATTAATTAGTTTATGGGTAGATTTCGTCCGAGTATTCGGTCAGGGAGAGGGTTTGTGTGTCGTCACCATTCGGTGTCGCTGTATCAACTCGCCAAATGGTTGAGTTCAACTCACTTTCGCTGGCGATAAAGTACCGGGATGCAACCTGTACGGTACTCCCGTTATAAATATTCAGGTCGAACTGCTCGGCATTGGCAACAAAGGCTTTTGGATAACCTTCCACAGCTGTGGCGGCATACCTGCCTTTGTAATTGCCAAGGCTGTCGGTCATGACGACGTACATTGCGCCTTCAAATGTTAACCTCTCCGATGTGCTGAACGTGTTACCGGTGCGGCCGGTGATATAACCCGTTTGCTGCGTGTTGTCGTACATGTCAGGGCACTGAACAACACTCCCGCGCATAACCTGTGTCGTTTCCAGAACCTTGACCGTCATGGTGACGCGGGAATACAGAATCTTTCGGGCTTCCAACCATGCCCTATCGTAAGCCTGGGCAACATTGCGAGAGCCATTCAATGATATCTGCTTGGCATTGACAGTGGCATCCTGAACCTCAGAAATGCCAGCTTCTGAAATTGAGAGATATACATAGGCTTTTTTGTTGGTTAAGGGATCGACATAATCAAGAGTAATCCCGTCGTAACCGCCAGGCAGGGACATTGAAAATCCCATTTTATAGTCGTCCCAGAACATATTACTTCTGGCAAATACCGCATCAGGATAGATCACCCTTTCATCTCGCCAAAACGTTAGCGCATCACCAATCCAATTCATCTCAACTCGGGCCACATTGCAGGCAATCTGAATCCTTTCCCCCAGGCTTTGTGTTGCATCGGAGAATGTCCAATCGAAATAGCCAAGCTGCGGGTCGCTTAAGCCGTCGAAATAGGAATACAGTGCGGCCACATCAAGTCTCGAAACATCCTGCTTCCCAACCATCACCCATTCATGCAGCACAGCGTCAGCAAACGACCGAGAAGCTCGTAGGGTGTAATCAATTGCTCCCGTTTCGCGGTTGTATGAGATGGTGTTTCTCTGCGCAAGCATGTTGTATTTTTGTTCGCGATTGTCATTGGACTGATTACTGCCCTTAATGGTCACCCGGGCAATTGTAGAGTTCGGATAAACCACGTTTTCACGGACGTTCACGGCGTGAATAGCCATCAATGTCACGACGTTGGCGTCGTTACTATTATCCAGCCTTTCAATTGTCACTGCGTAACGTCCCATCCCAGCCAGGGGGGCAAATTTGTGTGTCGTCCGGAAGTTTCTTGTTGTTACCTGATAATCGTTATCGAAAAAATAATCCTGTGACTGCTCGGTGTTGGGAACCTGGTTGTTCTGATCGTCAACCTTCCAGAACTTCAGTCGATACTGCGTGGTGCCCGCTGTTGCTCCCAGCTGGACCATGACGTGAATCCAGAGCTCTGTTGATTCCACAGGGGATACGGCAGGGCCAATAACGAGAGGCGTCTGATCGTTGAGGGTGAATAGCGTTTGATTTATCACCGCGTCCGCGGGCAGGGATGTCACCTCGCCCCCAGTAATACCGCCAATGATGAAAGTGGTGTAGGACAATTCATCATCACCGACTTCATCATTCACTGCATTGAGATTCCCATAACCCGTAACGTTTTTTGTCACAGTTGTTCCGGATTGGTTATAAGTGGCATTAATCACGAATGACACCGCGTGAGGGACTGCGAGAGCTGAAAAGTACGAAAAGTTATCGTCGGTTGATAGCACCTTCCCTGTCAGTTCAGTGCCTGAAAGCACCACGCTAATGGGCTGTCCGGTCGAAGCCGTTTGCGCTGGATAATCCTGCGATTCGTTTAGTCCAGGGACCTCCTCACTATCGACATCATCAAACTGATATCCGACATTTATCGACCCGATGTTAGCTGCCGGCTGATAGATATCGTAACTGGCGCCTGATAGTGAGCCCAGATTTGTTTCAGAATATCGCACCGATGAAATCGTGTATTTCCCATACCCGACCTCGAACCACTCCGTTATGTATCGGTTGTTATCGACGTACTCGTAGAGCGATTCCTGAATAAGGTCTGGAAAAACCCGATTTAGCCCGTAAATGTTCGCCCTTCCCTTGTACAGTCTTGCCCTGTTGGTCTGGCCTGTAAGGTCATTATTGGGTGATTCACCAGTCGCAGATGATACAGATGTACTTGGAGTTTTAGCCGAAAGCCCAAACACCTTCATCACGCCTGACAATATTTTTGTCACCGGCCGGAGGACTGACGTCAGGAGTTTCCCTGCGCCGCCTTCCGGCTGATCGAAGACCGAAATAAAGTCAGTCATTCTCGGGACGATGTTGATATCAAAATCATCTTCGAGCGTGCGGCCATTAATTTTCAAGACTACATTTTGATGAAGGTTTTGCTGATTAAGCCACTCAATCAGCGGCATGCCATCCTTGATTATCCCGCGTTCTTTAGGTGCGCCAGGCAACCTTTGTAATTCATATCGCGCCATATCGCTTGAACTCCACTTTTGAATGACTTTTTAGAATATTTAATGGTGTGTCTATTCTGACAAAGCCACTGGCGCGGCTGGCGTGCAGGCATTTGGTTGGAGTCAGCATCAACCCGACATGATCCGGCTGGTCGCCTATATAAAAGACCGCGATGCTGCCGCTCCTGGCTACCGGTTCATCAGCCCAGAAATCCGATTCAGCGCTATAGCAGGTCACAAAGTCCTTTCCGGACTCATACCCGGCTACGTCATGAAGTTCAATTCCCAGCACGTGCCGGTAATAGAGGACGACGAGTCCCCAGCAGTCCATAGCCTCAAAGTTACAGGCACGGTTAACCCACGGCTTGCCGTTAACAAGCCGGATGAACTCTTCTACTTTCATTAGGCGTTACTCAGTCCGGGGTAGTCTTTGGGGGTATAAATGATGGGGTTTGCTACTGTCAGCGGGTTAGTCAATCCCGCCGTCACCGTCGTGTTATTAGCGTCAGGCGTTACATCTTTGACGTAGAGTGAGAAAGTCTTGCTCGGAGATGGGTCTCCAATGGATTGCCATATCTGATATTTCAATGAAATGGGCGTCATCCTGGCTGCACCGCGCCATGATTTTAGCACCTGCTTTATCTCCTGCGATGCTGCAACAAAAGTGATCGTCATGCCTATTACTGCTGTGCCATCTTGAGCTGGCTCAACCGCACTGAATCTGGCAGGCGAGAATGTATTGCCTCCAAATACAGCCGGTTGAAAAAGATTGTTAACCAATCGATAGTAACCAAACGCAGGGTGATAAAACTCAGCAGTGTATTTAAGGTCTGATGCAGGGCGCCGCTCTTTCCACTCCCTAAGCGTTGTCATTTGGAATCACCCCCGAGACAAGATAGTCAAGCCAGAACCCCATCCCAGGGGGAGACTCGACGATCCGGTCGTCATACTCTTCAGTGCTGTCATTAAGTCCGTTGGTGATTACACTTGCCGTGTAGGTTACCGTACTGCCATCCTTGCTTGTTTGCACCGGCATCGAAACAAAGTGGAGAGTCTGCTCCTGCGGCCCCTGGCTATCTCCAAGGTCGATAGGCATCTTGAACCAGTTGCGGCCCTTGTCGCAGTAATTAGGGCTTCTAAGCCAAGACTTGAAGACCTCTGCTTGAGCAAGCGTGAAAATCCAGGTAAGTGACCATGTGGTTTTCAGGTCGGTAGTGATTGGTACGAAGATAGCGGGGCCTACAGCGGGCTGAGAAGCTATGAACCCCGTATCTTGCGTCATGTTCTGGCTGGCACGCTGCGGCAGTGGCAGCTGATACGGGTAGGTTACGTCAGTCATTAATAATCACCCGTCGCTTTTCTCGTCAACCCGAAGGTTGATTGCAATGAATTGGACATTGGCCCTCCACCTTCAAGATCGCTGATAAAAGTTTCCAGAAGTAAGGTTCCGTTACTCTGGCTGGTTTGGTTCTGAACTTGCACGCCACTTGAGTAATTGTGAACAACATGGCTTACAGAGATATTCCCCGCCCCACTACCCTGCAAATCCTTATTGCTTATAACGCTGCCATTATTGCCGGGGATCATGTACTGACTGCCGTTGCTGGCCTTGTATATTTCCGGCATTCCCCCTTCACCAACCTCATATAAGCTGCCAGCCGATACAGGGCCGCCATTTTTACGCGCTCCGACAACCGCCATACCTTGAGCCATACCCACAGTAGCGGTCATTCCTGCTTGTGCAGGGATGGCGTTCCCCCCGGCAGTAGCAAGGGACGCCAAGGCTGCGGGTGTTGCCCATGCAGTAGCCAACAATGCGGCTTCACCGGCGCTTGCAGCAGAAACTGCCGATCCAAGCGTTTGTTGAATTATCAATTGCTTAACCCACTCAGCGCCAGCCTGCACGAATGAGTTAATGACGGCGTTTAATACGGTATTCCCAAGAGAGCTCATCGCCTCTGAAAGAGACATTGTGCCGGTCAGCAACCCCGTGAGAGCATTTGATGCGCTTCCAGAGAAAGCATCAAACCCTGCGGTCATTGCCTCATAACCGAGACTTTGCTGGCTCAATATCTCCCACTGAGCATCTGTTCTCTTTTTCTCGAAGGCCGTATTTTCAGCGTCCCTTAACGCGAGGCCTTTGGCGGTCAGCATACCTTTCTGCGTTTCGAAAGCTTGAATCAGTGCCAACTGCTGGGCGTGCTGATTAGCCAGTTGTTGTACAGGGTCAATCTGCCCTATCGCCTCCTGCGCCGGATTAACACCTGCTGCCTGATTGGCTCGAATTTTTGCCAGATTGGCTTGATGCTGCTGTTCGAGTTGTTCCGAGGTTTCGTTGTATTCAGATTGAGATATTTTTTTGCCAGCCAACGCTGCCTGCAAGTCTTTTACATCCTGCTGGTAGCTAGTGTTCTCTTTTACTACGGGAATGAGTTTCTCGGCAGCAGCCTGAGCCTTGAGCGCATTGGCCACGTCCCACTTTTTGGCTGCATACTGGCCTGCCAGCGCTATATCTGCTTGAGTTGCAGATTTGCCAAGTGATTGCTGTGCCGTGAGTATTGCTTGCGCACGACTCAAATCATCGGTTGAAGCAGCAGATTGTTCAGACTGTTGCTTCAGGTTGGCAAGCTTTTGCGCCACCGACTCTTGGGCGTTTGCCTGCTTTTTAGCTGCAGAAGTGGCTTCATTGGCTGCCTTCGTACGCCCCTGATCAGCTTTTTGCAGATCGTAATATTTACCTGCCAACTCTCCAGCTTGGTCGATTACATTTTGATTCTGCTCTCCGGCATTGATAGCCTCCAGCCGTGCTTTTTTTACGGCGCGTTGGCGCTTATCTTGAATTTCAAGAAGATCATTTTCCTGCTGAAGTTGATCAAGAATCTTTTGGCCTGCAGCGCTAACGGGAACCTGAAGTGAAGTTGCATTGAACTTCTCTTTTGACTTCGCTGCAATATCAAGCGCTGTTCCCAATTGACTAATTAACCCAGCTGTTACCGTTGCTTCATGACCGTCCCGTTTAAGGAGATCTATTCCCTGCACGAACTGACCATTGAATTGCGCCTGAATAATTCCTGTTTTACTGACTGTTTGGCTAAGCTTGTTGGTTGCTGAGTCGATTTGAGCCAAAAGCTGAATGTGCTCGCTCTGGGCGGATGTCAGCTCCCCCAAGGTGTAGTTGTAGGCATCGCTTCCCTCTTTTAGGAATGAGAGCGTCCTCTTGAGTCGAGATTGCTGGAGTTCGTTGGCCGACACGGTAGAGGTTAGGTCTAAGATATTATCTTTTTGGACAGCAATAGACTTGGTGGCAGTATCAATCTCAGCAGCAAGCTGTACCTGACTCAAGCTTTTCATTTTGGAGATAACGCCATCGAGCTTGTCTGCAAAATCTATCGCTTCCTGCTTTGCTTGTTGAGCTTTCTGATAAAAGTAGAACAATGCCGCGCCAGCGATTACAGCAGCGCCAACTGGCCCACCAATCAAAGCCAGACCTCGCTTAGCAAGGCCCCCTATAGTAGTGGTTGCGGCAGCAGATGCAGCCGTGACAGCTTCCGTAGACGCTATGTAGGCTCCATTTGCCTGAGTTGCAATGCCCGTTGCAGTAGCCAACTCGATTCTTGCAGCTGATAGCTTCGCCTCTGCTGCCGCTATAGAATTGGCCCTTGCGGTCGATGCAGCCGCCTCAGCTGTTGCTGCTTGCTGGGTAAGAACTGAGCTCGCCCTCTGGAGCTCTGCCATTCTAGTTGCAGTGGCAATGCGCCCCTGCTCAGTTATTTGGGATTTTAATCTTTGTGTTTCGAGCGCTTTTTCAGCTTCTATCTGCTGAAGATTTACTTTGATGCTCGCTAATTCTGCGTCGGCATGCTGGACAACTGCTGCTGTTGAGGCATTCGTAGCCTTAAGTAAATTCAGTTGCGCCTGCGCCACATTAAGGCCCGAAGCCGCTGATGACTTATTGGCTTCTGCCAACCTTAGCTTCGCGGCAGCGTCTATTTGAGATGATTCAGCTGCCTCCAAAGTGGCTCTTGATTGCGCGGTGGCGGCCGCTGTATCTGCAAACTTAGCTGATGTGGCTGCGGCAAGTGCGCCAACGTACCGGCCACCCAAAATAGCTGCAAATACTCCAATAACGTTAGCCACAGTATTCAAGTTTTCACTTAAAGAAATCACACTTTGATTGAAAATCTTCAGCGTGGTGTTTACTGAGGCGTTCTCACCAACAAACTTAGTAATGTTGTTTGTTGCAACTGTAAATGCCTGTCCCATTGTTAGTGCTGTTTTAGCAAACTCATTTCCAATGGCATCGCTTTGTTTGAGTAAGCCATTAACCACAACTTCTGTGGTCAACTTGCCTTGTGCGGCCATGTTACGCAACTGGCCGATAGTGACCCCCAAAGAATCGGCCAGTGCAACAGCTAACCTACTGCCATTTTCTGAAATTGAGTTGAACTCCTCACCACGAAGAACGCCCGAGGCCAGCGCCTGGGAGAGTTGTGTCATGGTAGAGCTTGCTTCTTCGGTAGTTGCGCCAGAAACTGCTAAGCCTTTGTTTATTGTCGTAGTCAGCTTAACCAAGTCTGCCGTACTTGTTCCTGCTGTACGCGTAGCCCTCTCCAGTCGCCCATAAAGCGTGGCAGTCGCGCTTAGCCCGCCTCTCGTCTGCTGTGAAATATCAAAAACGCGTTGGGTAACATCTGCAATCTGCTCACTAGCCCGAACGGAGTTTGCCAACTTGTTGGCCACATCCACCCATGCATTTGCGTATTCAGTGATCTGATGAACTGTTATGGCAGCAGCTACCCCCTTTGCGACCGCGCTCAGGCTTGACATGGCACTACCGGCCGAGCGTGTAGCTTGCTCTGTTCTGTTTATGGTGGTGTTTAGGCCGCCGAGGTTGCCGCGAAGGGAAGTCAACTCAGCTTGGAGTCGGCGCTGCCCCTCGATGAGGCCAGCGGTATCAATTTCGATATCATAAACAAGTGTGCCAACCTTTTCAGAACCAGCCATTTAGCTTTCTCCAGGCATAAAAAAACCCCGCCAGAGCGGGGTCGATAAATTATTAATGCTTTTACATTTTCCAGTTACAGGCTTTTGATATTTCCTGTGCAACCTTGTCGGCGCCAGAGAGATCAAACTCTACAGCCTGCATCGTTAAGCCATAGGGTTCGAAGCCAGCAATTAGCTTCTTATGCTTTGACATCTCTTTGATAAAGGCTACTGGATTGGTAGCAAATGCTGAATCACCTCCTTCACCCCCGCTCCATGTCTTTTTTTCAGGCTTTCCGTCATCAAATCTGAGAGTGATTTTTGGATAGTCATTACCTAAATAATCATTCAATGATAAATAGGCCTCAGTTTTATTATCTTTACATCTCATCACCAAAGTCGTTCGCCTTTCAATTCCATCTTTCGAATAAATATCTTTTGTAGAACTAATAGCCACAACATCTGTGGTGTCAGTCATTTTGTTTACATTCTTCTTATAATACCAAGAACCCTCTGTTTGCATTTCCTCAGCCATTGCGCCGAAAGACAATGCAATCAAAAATAAAGCTATCACCTTTTTCATATCCCTATCCCCATTAGTAATTGATAGGACAAATCCTAGCGGGTGATAGGCGCAAAGGAAAGCAAGATCACCCTAAGAAGCCTTCAACCTTCCCAGTTTTTTCCTGCGCTTCTCGAAGAAATCATCAGCCTTGGCGTCATACTCTTCCCGTGTGTATCCCTTCTGTTCAGGGTATTTTGACGCCAGCATTAGCTGAAGCTCGGTCATCGTAAGGCTTTCGGCTTCTGTGCGGCTCATGGCGAGGTGATTACGGGCGGAACTGATATATTCAAAGGCATTGAATTCCGATGTCTTCTCGGTGGTTTCATGGCGTTGTAATTGCCTAACCTTTGCCTTGCCAATAACGCCGTGAGTAATAAGTGACTGCGCAGTGATAACCATTTCATAGTCCTTCATGGCCCCCCTTCGATAGACAAAGGTCCACTTCCCAGACTTGCCTGGGATAATCTCGCCTATCAATGCTGTCGGGTCTCGGTCGCAGCACGCAGTGATTACAGACATGGCAGCAAGTATTGCGGGTTTGTTTATCTTTTGCTGGCTGACATGCTGATAAACCCATGCAGGAATGTGTCCGTATGCCTCGTGCGCTTGCTGTAATAAGGGCGTGACGCCATCGTTATGCAGATCGTAAAAAGCCTGCACAATTTCACCCGGGTCGCCTATTTTGGTCATAGCAATGAATGAAGGCCTGAAAAAATAATCTTCTTCTCCCAAGGTGATCATGCACTCACCTATTTCTTTTACTGGCGTCATGAATCCTCCATAAACAAAATCAAGGGCAGCCGAAGCCACCCTTTGTTTTGTTTACGCTGATGTAACGGTAATAACGCTCGTGGAAGTTTTATTGCCATCGGTCGTTTTGGCTGTGATAGTTGCGGTGCCGGCTGCAACTGCTGTAACCAGTCCGGAACCGTTCACAGTGGCCTTGGTCGCATCGGAAGATGTCCAGGTTACCGTTTTGTCTGTGGCGTCAGAAGGTGCGACCGCCGCGCTCAATTGACGCGTTGCGCCCACAACGACACTTGCCGTGGTTGGAGATACCGTTACACCGGTGACGTCAATCGATTCGCCGTCGTCGATGATGTTAAAGGTTGTGCCGTCTGCGAGTTTGAACTCGTAGCTGTAGGTCACAATCTCTTTTACCCCACCGCCATCACTCGCACCCGTTGGGACCATATAGCCAATGTGGTAAGTGTTGCCCCAATGCAGGCGCATCCATACCGTTGGCTGGCGACGAGCCTTAACTTCCGCAACGATGTACTTGGTGAACTGCTGAATACCGAACTCGTCAGTGCGGTCGTCTTTGCGAACCTCGCCCTCGATTGAGTAGGTCGGGTCGAGACTTGAAATCATGTTCGCCGAGAAACCGCCGTCATCGGCATCGGACGTCAATGACTCAGGGCTCATATCCCACGTTACCGAAGTTGGCAGGCCCATAAGCTTCCAATCGGCTTCAGATGGAACCGTGTCGGCGCAGCCATAGGCTAGCTCCAGCGTTTTTTCGCGGCCAATAAGGCGGTCGAACGTTTGTGGACAACCTTGCATTTTATACCTCTTGAAATAAAAAAGGCCGCGCAAGGCAGCCGATAGGATTGATTTGTTTGTTATTCTCCGTAGAGGCAGATAAACATTAACTGATAGACCATACGGCCTTCGGTAGTGATGATTGGTCTTGGCACCCCGCCGAGATTGGCGATGCTGCCAACGCAGTCGGTTTGAGGGTTTTTCTGGAAATACTCGATCATGGCACGCTGCGCCTCATCGGCCTTTTCGTACTCACCCGCCCCCTTTCCAGAGATAATGTCTACTGAAACGTAATACTCAGATGACAACTCGCTATCGATTGCACTGCCGCCTGCTGGCTTCACAACGATAAAGCGGTCCGATAGCTTTCCCGTATCCATCCACACAAGCATTTGCATCGTATATCCGGCTGTCAGCCCTGCATCTACCAAGAGATTGCGCACACGCTTGTGCATTGGAGGGTTCAAAGTTCCATCTCCTTCTTGATTGCCTCTCGAACTTGCCTATCGGTGTTTGCTACAGCCTTGGACAGGAATTTAGGTTCGCCTGTGGGGTCCCAATAGTTTCCTCGGGAACCCGCAACCTGGCCGTTATCCACCGGTCGAGGAATGTGTTTGCCTAAGGAAGATCCTTTTGACTCGTGAACAGCCAGCGCGTAATCAATCGAATACCCCACTTTGCCTAATATTTTGGCACCTACGATGTCGATATCGCGATATTGGGAGTTGATTAGAGCCGAGGTATCACGCGGCGTCATGGTTGCTGATTCTGCACCGACTATGAATAAGGCGGTATAGACTGCTCTCACTGCCTTTTTTGTCTGAATGTTGCCAATAAGCACGTCTAGTTTCTTTTTGGCTTCGGCGGCACCTTTTATTTTCACGCCCATATTACGCTCCAGTCAGGATCGCATAGTCGTCAGCCAGGCGATCGAATGTATCGGCATAGCGAATAGCCTGCATCACCTCATCCGCACCGGCCGCAATTGGGTCAGGATTTATAGAGGCACCGATCAAAATATAATCACCCGCATCTGCAAGAGCGTATTCAGTCCAGATTGTGTTTTTTACAACCTTCTCTGAACCAATATCACCCAGCTTTTTGGATAGACCACCTTGATAATCGGACATGATCTTTACCGGCTCCGCAAATCCCAATGAATCTCCGTATTCGTTTAACCCAAGGCTTTTCCAGATGGTACATACTGCGGTATAGCTCCAGCTGGCCGCGCTGCTCATGTCAGATAGTCCTCATATTGGTCGGGACAGCCAGGGCAATTTGGACATTTATCGCAGTCCGGCTTGCCCTCTTCCTTCTCGTCTTTTCTTTTCTCTGACTCGGTCATGTTAGCCTCCAACAACATCGAAGAAACCTACAGATGAGCCGCTCAGTGGTAACTGTGACAGGCAGCCGTTCTTATCCCATGCCAGTAGTTGGCTATACAGATTGTCAGTGCCGGCACTGTCATAAACAAAGGAGCGCGAAGCCCCCGATGGCGCTGATTGAGAGGAGATTTTTCGAGCACCGGACAGGGCCGCCAGACGCAATACAGCGTAGATAAGCATCAACTTTTGAAGGTTGTCTGAGTATCCGGCCCCGTCCATACAGGCTGAAGCGTCGCTGACCTGCTCAAGAAGCAAGGTCAGCAGATCATCGGGAACCGTGAAGCCCAATTCAGCCATCATCGGCTTTACGTCATCAAGCGTGATTTGGGCTGCCATGGTTATTTCGCCTTATTGGTTGCTTCTGCCAGGTCTGCTTCTGCTTTGTCAGCGCGAGCTTTCTCGGCTTCAAGTTCAGTAGCGTGAGCTGTTTTGAGCTGCGCCAGCGCATCAGCGTGCTGTTTGTCCCTCTCATCGAGATCAGACTGAGCAGTTTTGAGCTGCGCCAGCGTTTCGCTCAGCTTTGTCTGCAGTGCGCCGGTGTCAGTAATGACGGGTGCCGATGGTGTGGCAACTTCAAACTGAAGCGCCTCACCTTTCTCTTTGGTGCTCTCGGCTTTACCCGCTTTGACCCATTTATCGGCGACAGCGTCATCAACGTTGTACACCTTGCCAGCCTCCAGTTTCTGGAAACCGGCACCGGCAAAGAGGTTTTTAGCCAGAATCTTTACTAGTGCCATGATTGCTCCTTACGCGGCGTGAATTACCGAGAATTTACTGTTGATGTCCTGCTTGACCATCAAGCCCATCGCACCCCATGTGCGCCAGATGTAATCGCTGTTGTAGAACGGGCGAGGGTCGGCAATGGTGCCGATCGCCTGACCTACGATCGGAGCGATAACTCCAGCAGTCAGTGGAACAATCAGGATTTCGTTACCTGAAAGTTGCGCATCTTCTTTGATGGCTGCGATGCCGGACAGCTTCAGCAACTCTTCCAGCACTGTGCGGGTTGCGTTCACATCGAAATAACGCTCAAGGTTCGACATGATTTCGGCCGACACATACCAGGTCTGCGGCGCGTACTGGTTGTTAGTGATTCGGACAGTGTCACGCAGCGCAATCGCGTTGGTGCGCAGTGCAACCGGATCGGTGCTGGTTGCGAAGTTGAAGGTCAGGGTGACCTGAGCAACGCGTTCATCTTCTTTCAGGCCTTTCCATGTCAGGCCATCGAACTGCACGAAGTTACCTTCAGAGTCGCGGAAGCCGTTGAACACGTAGTCAACATACTGGCGCTGAACATCTTCCACCGAACCACGCTGTGCATCAGCCTGAGATTGAAGCGCTGATGGGCTGTTGAAGATGGGGTCACGCCAGTTGAACTTGAAGCCGGAATCATGGATAGGAACCATGGTGCCGTCGAAGGTGTAAGACTTCGCATCCAACGCCGCACCAATCTGTCCGGACATTGAAGTGTGCGCCCAACCACGACCACCGGTACGGGCATAGTCGTAGCGTGACTGCTCAATTCGCACTGAACGGGACAGCGGCATCAGGTCATTCAGTAGGGTGAACTGGGTTGTTGACTCAAACTGCGCCAGCACTGTGGTATCAAATGCCCGATACAGGCGGCGGATATCGTCTACTGCGTTCACTGCGTCAAGGCGGCCGCCATCTTCGCGGATACCTCGGGCGCGACCGATAAAATCAGCTGCTGCCTGAGCGCCTTCCTGACGGGCTGCCTGCAGTTCTGCGAACTGAGACTGGTTAACTTCTAAGTTGCCGGTGCGCTCACCGACAGCACGCGAGAATACAAACATTCAGTGCTCCTTATTTGAACACAACGCGAATCAGATCACCGGCCACCGCAGTGACAGACTTATCTTCTTCGACATAAGCGAATACAGCGGCGTCATCAGCAACTGCAGTGATGCGGCCGTTAGCAACTGCTACTGGCTGGCCTTTTTCATAAGTGCCTGCAGATGCGCGGACGTTCAGGAACATCCCTGGCAGTGGCTGAATACCAACAATCAGCTCGTTAGCTGCGATGGCATCATCAACACCAAGGCAGCGCAGATAATCCATGTTGGCAACGTAGAGGATTGCTGATTCAGCGCCTGCTACCGATGCAGTGAACTTTGCGGCATCGAAAAAGCCGATTGTGCCGGGTGCGGTTGCAGCAGCAGCGCCGCCTTCACGGTTGAGTAGTGGATTAGGGAACACACCACCCGCGTGGATTACATGCTTTCCATCTTTAGCCATTGTTTACTCCGGCATTTCGCTGAAAGATTGAGTTGAGTTGACCTGACGGAATGAACCGTTGAGGCCAATTGAGGTCTGGCACTGGGCATACAGGCCATCAAGCGCAGCGCCGTCCAGCGCGTTAACCGCGATGTCGTCGAGGCCAAACTTGGTTTTAACAGCGGCGCGCTTTTCGCCCTTCTCTTTGTCAGAGTTGGCGTTGATCTGGCTGTTGATGGCGGTCACCTGCTCAGTGAGCAATTTCGCCCAGGCTGGCATTTCTTCACCGTTGGTGGCAGTTTCTTTAGCCTTCTTGTCGTCCGCTTCTTTCTTCTCTCGAGCGGCCTTCTCTTCCGGCGTTTCTTGTTTGGCTGACGCTTTTTCAGCAGCCATTTGGTTGTATGCGTCCATCAGCTCAGCATCTGACTTGCCTTCAGTCGGCTTACCAGCAGCTTTGAGCGCGTTAACGATAAGGTATTTCATCGGATCATCTTCTCCGTTGGTTTTAATTTCGTACTCAGTAGGTTTGCGCACGACTTCTTGGCGATCTCCGACGAATTCAGCGGTGCCGTCATCGTTGATCAGGTACTTCTGTTTGAAATATTTGGTGTCATCGCGATAAATGAAGGTGTCCGGCCACACTGATTCGGGCCAGAGGTATGAGTCAGTGCTACGCCCTTCACGAAGTTTGTCGCTTATGGCGCGCTGGATATCGTCGAATGAGAAATTGGAAGCGTTGGTGAAGTAGAACTTGGCTTTGTTTAGCAGGCCTTCGCGGGTAAGGTCAGAGGCATCAGCCAGGTTAGCGGTTTGAATCTCCAACTCATCACCCTGAGCATTGACGAAGATTCCAACACCTTCCTGAGGTGTCCCAGCTGGCGTCTCATGCAAAAGAATGGCGCAGTGGTCATAGTCCTGATTAGTTGCCAGCCAGCTGTACTTCTTGCCCTTGGATACACCCTGCCCTGCAACCTTATTGAGGCCCAGGCCGGTTGATACGCCGATCGGCTCAACGTCTTTACCGGCTTTCATATCATCCAGACGGTTAACAACCTCTTTGCCTTTGTCGGTTGCCTCTGCATATCGACGGTTGATGCACATGTCCATCAAAACGCGATCGGCATCTTTGCGGACGTTACGGGCGAAGGCGCCAATATGGAATTCGTTCACAGCGCGCACATTACTGGCGCTGACGTACTGACCTTCAATCTTAGGATGCCCGTAAGGCATGGGTTTACCTTCAAGGCTTTTAAAGCCTTTTGCTATCTCGTCTGCCGGGTACAGTCCGCCATTGAGCACGATATCGTCGATAACAGGACAGACGCCCTTCACGACGATGTGCTCAACGCCATCGATTGTTTCTGATGTGATGTTTGAAGCGGAGTTGATTACCGACAGCACGTTTACGCAGATGCGTGACATGCTGTGTCCTCATTGATGGAGTGTTGTTATGCGGCTTGCTGCCACTGCTTACGCTCTTCGGCCAGCCTGCTGACCAAACCTTCATTAACCACTTTGCCGTGCTCATCCAGAATCACCGGGATGTTGGCGCAGTAGCAGTGATAGCGGTTGCCGCGCTCTGCGTAGAACGCCTCAACCTCTTCAGTGGTGTAGGTGCGTCCGTGCCGTGCAGCGTGCCATGTCCTCGTTGTAGGCTTCAGAGCCGACAGCCAGAGAATCGCGGTGTTGAGGCCCAGCCTGTCTTTTGCCCAGTCCGTTTCCTGCCACTGAGCCTTACGCAGCGCCCCGACCTGTTCGGTCTGAGCAATGTTCTTGGCCTGCGCCATCGATACATCGAGACGCTTACTGATGATGCGGGCTGTTTCTCGTGGGTTAACTCCCCTGCCGATCGCTTCGGATATCACGTTAGCAAGGTCGGCGCGTGCTGTGTCGCTGACTCCCACCCAATCGCTGTACGTTGCAACATAAGCCGCAGCTATCTGGTTCTGATATGCCGCAGTGCTCAGCAGCTGCATTAACGTGTTTTGCTGTGCATATACCGGCGACTGAACCGCTAAGTTGGTGAAGGCGTTAAGCGTGCCGCGCTCATACTCAGCGCCAACATAATCGAAAGCCCATAAGTTCTGGTTGCCACCATCAAGCAATGCATCGTCCAGAATCACCTGCACGCGCTGCAGCAGGTCAGCAAGCTGAATGGCTGTCATGTCGTAGATGTACGTGCCAGCGTTGCACTGGTAAAGCGTGGCGGGGGAATCCACGTTGTTGCAGACCAGATAGGTTTGCTTAGCGTTAGATTCCCTCATCCGGCCGGTTAACCGCTCATCGAATAACGCCTTCAGTGCGCGCTTGATATCGAGATAGCGTGAATCAATATCACGATACATCCGGCCAACTTGCCTGGCTGATTGTGTGGGATCGGTTTTATTGCGCGGAACTATCGGTGTTCCGATTCGGGTCGTCGCTGTCGTCGCCATCTGTCAGCGGGTCCTTATCGGTTTGTTTGGCTTCAGAGTCTGGTGTTGCCGGCTCTTTAATTGGCTCCAGCTCACCGGCGGCGCGTATCTCGTTCACATCAACTGCTGATGTACCGAATGCCTGCTGCGTCTTCTGAGCTACGTCAGCCAGCGCCTGCATGTTGGCGATCTTCTCTTTCTCACTTGGCGCGAGAAGGTCAGACCATGCCAGTGTGACCTCACCGGTTGAAGGTGGGTCGATGATGCCGATCGCCCAAAAGCGCTCAATGACTCGCGTCACCAGGTCACTCATGAATCCCCAGCGGCGACCATTGCAACGCGTAGCCCATGCCGTTTTGTCTTCTTCAGAAGCAAGATTGCCAGTCTGCTTGCCAAAAAGGATGTTGAATGGGCATTGAATCGTTGCGCAGAACTGGTTAGCCGATACTGTCCAACTTGTCGTTGGGTCCGCTGCTGCAACGGAGAGCACTGACGTGGTTCCAGACTGTGTGACCAGAGCCGAATCCGTACCGCGATTCAACTTGATCATCTTGTCGTTCATGGCCTCGCCAAGGTCTTTGTAACCGGCATCTTTTGCCATTTTGGAAATGGCAGCCATGTCGGTATTAGCATCAAAGCTTATGCCCAACTGACGGCTGGCGTTCTTCAGGAAGCCTTCAGCGCTACCGCCTTTTGTCTTCTCGATGTCGAGCAAGTCGTTATAGCCAGCTTCAAGAAGTGGAATGCCCGAGAGAATGTTTCCGTCTTCAGAGCCCTCACAGATAAGTAAGATGCGATCGGGATGCACCTGAACTGCTCGCGGGCTGCCAGTGGCTTTGTCATCACCAACAGGCTGCTCGTTAAAGTGATAGTTGACCGGCTGGCCGTATGTTTCCGAATGCGTGTCCACATCCGTATTCCCAGGCGTAATCTGCGCTTCCCATGCCGGAATTAGCTTCACTAGAGCTTTCGAACCAAGTCGCTTAACGACCGCGATATCTACCGGCTCGCTCCAGTCCCGATTATCCCTGACCTGAATCAGCAGGGCTGAATAACGGCCAACCATATTGCGGCGATCGGCATCTTTAATCTTCGCCCAGTGCTTTTTCATCAGCTTGGTGACTGACTTTTCCCAAGCTGTCGTTTTGGTCGACTCTCGGTCCTCATCCCCATCAATGATGGTTGGATTGTCGGCCCAGCATGAATCCAGAAGCTTATGCACGGCTGCAAAGCCGGTTGAGCCCCTGCGGTATTGCCGGTGAAAGTTATCGAAGGTGAGTTGCTCAGGATAGCCGAACTCATCCCACAGCTTGGTGCGTTTAGTGTTGCCATTCATGCCTGCATACAGCATGCGCTGGCGGCCCACAGCATCAGCAAGGGCGTTCACGAGGAATTGTTCCCCGTTGCTTAATTCACTCACTGAGTGCTCCTTAGAAGAATATTGCGCCGACCTGTTTGCGGTTGTTTTTGGCTACAGCAAAGTAACGAAAAGCATCGGAGCCATGTGAGGTATGGTCATGAAGAGGTTTGTCTTTCCAGCAACCGCGCTTGTCGTCCCATTCTTTTCGATACCCTTCGAGGTGAGTGATACCCTCAGAGCATTTCTCTTCGTCGAATACGCATTTGGGGAGGATTTCACGCACTGATTCGATTCCGGTATCGACGCCCGTCTTTGGTACAACTTTAAAGTTCATTGAGTATGTTTGGCCGTCAATTTCGTACCCTTCACGCGCCAGCTCTTTGCGGGATTTAGCGTCAGAACCGAATTCTCGGTTTTCGATATCATGCGGCCCCCAATGCTCGCCATACTCATAGCCACGGTCTTTCAGCACCTTCATATAGTGGCGCAGACCTTCACCCGAGTTTTCGTAGTAGTCGATGACGTGGAACTCTTCACCAACCTCTCGCACGAACCAAATGGCCGTTGAGTCGCCCACACCGATATCCCATATTGTGTGAACAGGTAGGTGTGGGTTGTCCGGGATTTGGCCGATGCGTTTGTTTTCGTACAGCCAGCGGAATTGCTTGGCGTAGTAAGCACCCTCGACTGATTGCTGGAATGCTTCGGCGGGGATGGATGGATATTCTCGCTTCATATCATCGCCGAGTGTTTTTTCTTTGATGTGATACCAAGCCTTTTGCTGTTCGCTTAACTTAATGCCGTGCTTAATATCAAGTTCAGCGAAGTAATCGATAAGGCGCGTCGGTAAGGGTTCTACAGGGTCGATTGCATATTGCGGGTTCTTCCACCAAGAAAAGAAAAAGAACTTCCAATCAAGGCCTGAGAGTGGCTTTTCTTGCAACTGAGCCTTTTCAGCAGTTTGACAATAATCGAAAAAGTATCCAGATCGCCCTTCAGCTGTGCTCTCCAGAGTAATTTTCCCGCCGAGAGGGACAGCCTCAAATGCGCCTGTAACAATTTCTTTCGCCTTGTCAGGATGCTTTGCGCAAATCTTCCCAAATTCGGAGACATGAAGGCTATAAAGAGTGCCTCCACGAAACGAGGTGGATACACTCACACTTCCACCGCTTTTGAAGACATATTCGCTTGTTGTCTCTTTAACTAACGGGTTTGCCTTTTTAACGTCATCAGTCATTCTCTGATATGCAAACTGAGTTTTATTTCGAAATAACCTTTCAGCGTCCGGCAGGGTATGGGCTATCAGTGCGCACTCTTTCTTATGGAATATCGCCAGATCTAACTGAATGATGCAGACCTCGGTAGTGAAACCCAACTGGCGAGCTTTGAGGATGAGGTTCCTATCATGCATGCCGTCAAAGTATTCCAACTGCTCAGGGGTCATTTTGAAGGTGACACACTTGCCGTTTTTATCCTTGATCTTATAAAGATGATTTAACCGCCAAAACCTGTTCTTCAGGAGCTGTCTTTGCTTTTCTGTTAACACGTAGGCTCCTTACAGGTCTTCGTCTCCTATTTCATCCATCACCGATGCAACCGAGCTGATTGCCATGCCCCCAGAATGCTCAACCTTTTGCCGATTAGAATATGCGTCGCCAACCTCTTTTGCTGCCTGCTCCATCAACTGAGCTGTCATGGCTATATTTTTCATGTTCTCGGCCCTTGTCGCCATACGGTCAAGCACACGCAAGCGATAGGCTTTATTGGCAATTGGGATATCCGAGATTTCTTCCTGAAAACGTTTTCTAGTGCTGACGAAAAGGTCTACCCATTTCTGGCTCAGCTTGGCGGCCATTGCGTTACCTGGGCTATATTGGGATACCTGCTGACGCGAAACCTCCACACCAAATTCAGCCTTTACCAGTTCAACTACTTTTGCAGGCGGCTCGAAGCATGCCAAAGACTGTACGATGAAGGCTTTAACCTCTGTCGTTAGTGCTGCCATCGATTTCCTCCATGACAATCTGAATAAAGCATCAAGCCAGTTTTAGTAGACAAGTCCCACACGCTCTCGCTATGTCAAGACTCGCTACCTCGGGTTTATTTTGGGCAGCGTCAATCATCTCTCTAACTTCAACGCTTGCCCCATAACGGCGGACTACCCCAATGAACTCTTCAACGTCATGCCCACGCATTGTTAATACCGGCTGTCCTTCTTTGTTGAACTTGGGAGCGCCAAACTCATCCTGTGCCTGAGCGATGTGATAAAGCTCATGCTCAACCAGTGCGCAGAACTCTATGTCCGTGCATTGATGGCAATAGTCGGCTGCCAGCGTGATGATGAACTTAGGCACTTCGCCAAACCACTCATGCATCTGCTGTACCATTCTGGCTTTCTGCCAGCCACCGGCACGCATGGCTACCTGCTCTGCTTGACCAAGCACTATTCGACCTTGCTTCTCAAATGCAGAGGATGCCCACATTATTTTTATGTCGGCTTCAATTAGGTGAATATGGTCTGGGTTATGAAGTTGTCCACTCTCGTCGAGTATCTGTTCGCTTACCCATTCAAGCACCTCAGGTGCAGGGAAGACGCGATTGTAGAAATGTAGGGTGCCAGCGGGGTCCAATGGTGGCATCGGTCTTTTGATAGAATCAGCCATTTTTAGAATTTCCTGCTGGTTAGTTGAATATAACTCCGTGAGTATTTGATACCGACAGGTGTAGATTAATATCGTTTATTCTGTGAAAGGCACTCTTTGAATGCCCTTTGCAGAACTTTGTAAATCACGATATGGCGACACTTCACAGCGTGACCAACCGTTATCCTTGTCGGAGGATGCTTACAGGTACTTGTCTTTCAGTGCGACCAGCTCGGCTTCTGCGTCAGCACCCAGCACGGTAATGCCATGCTCGACGAAAGCAACGAATGCCTCGAAGTCGGCTTTGGCTTTATCCAGCGCCGAGACGGTAATCGCTGGCTGCAGAGTGTTATCGGCTGCTGCAGCGAGGGTTGCGGGTTGAGTTTGGGCTGATGTATCTACTGATGGTTCTGACATGGTGTCTCCTGGTGTGTTAGGTTCAGCCGTCGGGGCTGTGTAATAGATGCTTTTAAGCCATGCGAGAATGCGCTTAATCATTTCTGTCTGGCCTCTTCAATGTGCCGGATGCCGTCTATCTGGTTGTTGCAGTCTTCCAGTGCGCCCTGCATCGTCAGGTTGAGCACGATACTGTCGGCGTAGGTCATCACTTCCGGCACGTCAGGGATAACACAATCAGCCAGCAGGCTTGCCGGTATCGGCAGCGATGGCACCTTTACCGTTTCGTATTCGGTCTGCGTTTTCGCGCAGCCGCTCAACAGCATCAGGGGGTACAGGAGCAATAGAGCACTTGTCTGCCGCCAGATACTTCTTGATTTCATCCTGTAGCTTCCTGTTTTGAGATGCGGTTACGGCGCGTTGATCTGCAACCTTACTCACGACCTTGTTTTGGGTATCAACGGCAGCAATGAGGTTGTTGACCGAATCAGCCAGCCCGTCATTCTTGTCGCGCAGAAGATTAATCTGAGCGTCTTTGCTGTCGGATAGCTTTTCCAGCCGTTCGTTTGTGGCGGTAAGTTGGCTGTTTCTGACATTGAGGCCCCAGAGAGCCACGCAGAACAGGATGCAGATGAAAATACCGATGTTGTTTCGGATAACGCTTATTACGTTGAGCATAGAATCCCCTTAGCTTTGGTTAAGCGGGATGCCCTGTCATCAAGCCCGTTTGTGCCGCCGTTGATAATCTTCGTGATTGCCACCACGTCATCAGCGTCGGCCAGTTTGTTCAGGTTGTGATTACTCCACCACGCAGCAGCGGATTCAGCCGCCAATGCGTAGGTGGTTAACTTGTCGGGGTATGTCACCACATCCAAGCCCAGTTGCTTTACCAGTGCGGCGTAGTTCGCTTTGCCGGTAATTTGGATCAGTCCGCGCCCGCGATATCGATACCCGTCACCAGAATCAACATCCCCATTTCCGTTGCGGTTCGCATAAATGACATTGGCAATCATCTTCTGATCTGCGAGGTGAGACGCGTTCCGGCCATATTTCGCCGCCTGAACTGGCGTGATACGTCGGCTGAATAACGCAGTCAGCGCAGATTCCCGATAGTTCAGCCCTTCTTCCAGCTTCTGAAAGCTCAGTGATTCATGTCCGGTCTGGGCGAGAAAGTGAGCCTGTCGCAATGGCGTGGTGATGCCGTAATTTGTCATTGCGGCGGTGATGGCCGGATACCACGCATCGCGCTGGGCATCGCTCAGTCCAGTCGCATTCTGTAACTGCTTAGCTGTCAGCATTAGCTCCCCCATCACTTTCAAGACCCACACGCTTTCTCACCGAAGAGAAAAGTGCATCAACGCCGATATACCCCACGAATGCCGAGAACGGCCAGCAAAGCTCGGGCGGGAATGTCCAGCCAAATATGGCGCACAGTGCGGTCAGCGTGGGTTGAGCAAAGAAACAAAGAATTCCGCACATGGTCGCACCGGTCATTCGGTCTCTCCAGATAGTCTTCTTGTTTCTTGAAGTGGCTAATATCGACATAACGAACGCCAGAATGGAGTAACCAGCCTCATTACGATGATTTGCCAGCCAGGCGATCATGGCCGCCCATGTGTCGGGTCTTTCTGGCATATGTTTCATCCGAATACCTCGCACAGGGGAGGCTGTGAACTTTGGGGATTAGCGCCGGAGCACGAGGAGACACGGGGTCAATTGAGGTTGATTGCTCGGCGCTAAATTTGGGCATAAAAAAAGGCCGCCAAATTGGCAGCCTTATACTGAATTGCGTATTCACTGGCTTGATGCATTCTTCAAGGCATCAAATGAGTCATTCATTCTTCCAGCGGCTTGCTTAACCTCAGGACTACTTCTCAACACTAAGGTATAACCATACTGACTTATTGGGTTCATGGAGTTATAGGTAAATGCTATTTCCAGAAGGGAAACCCCTCTATTTAGTTGCGAATAAGCCGTGTAAAACCCATTAGCAAACATGCCACCTAAAATCACTACAACAACTATTAGAATCCATTTCATTATTTACGCCTCAGCACCCTGTGTGCGTAAATAATATATTAGCAAACGAATACCGGCACTAACATTTAGTCACTCCGATAGCCATACAAAAAAGCCCCGACCGGTTGAGATCAGGGCTTTCTTTTCAATTTCGCTGCTCTTCGCCTTTGACGTCCGAGCTTATATGAAATATACACTTTCAAAACTTAAAATCAATTAATTTCTAAAATATTTCTATTTAAGCAGCTTCAAGTAGTATTTCTTTCTCCATTTCATTCGTTAATGCATGAAAAATACCTGCGCAGAATAATTCTCGACACCACCTGACTCGGTCAATGCATTGCTTCAGCGTCAGTTGAGGCGCGTATCTCTTTTGCAGATAAATTGCGATGTCTTGCATAGAGTTTCGTTCACAATAGTATTGAATCGCTACCGTGCGGATCGGGTTGTCCTGTGAAAACGTTTTGAGTACCACCTTATCAATGAAAGCAGCTTCTTCTCCCTCGTTGGCGCGCGCGAAAAGATTGCTGAATGATTGGCGAGGATTGATTATCTCTTTAGCTTTCATGAACAGCTCGGTGCCGCGGTAGCCCTGCTCATGCAGTGCCTCGACAGTTTTGATGATTGACTCCCCTCTTGTGCCGTCCCAATCGGTAACAATCATAAGCCGACCAATTACACCACATGCCTGTATCGGTGATGTGCTGCCGCCCATCTCATTACCCCACATGTCCAGCAAAGCCTTTACCCATCGTTCCTGATCGGGCTTGATTTTAGGCAACCTAGATAAATAAGTTTTGCGCGGTGCCCGGGAAAGTTCCTGCCATGAGTTTACGGTCATGCTGCTTCTCCGATGGTTCGTTTGCGAAGTTTTTCGTAATGGCTTGCCCGGCGCGTGAAGATTGCTTTCACACGTTGCAGGTATTCGATGGTGAATTTACGTGGGGTGTTGTCGTGCTCTAACTTCTCAACGCGGTCAATACCGATGCGTTTAATTAGGTTGATGCGGTATGGGATTATGTTGCCGGATAAGTCGCGGTTGCAGTAAACGCAGCCAGAGTGGATATTGTAAATATTGAAGCAAAGATGTGAGGCTGAACCTCTTGAACGGTAGTGACTTGAATCGACTGAACCGCCGCGTACGCCATAATTTAATTTTCTGCCGCAGGCTATGCAGGTTTTGCCATAATCTCGCCAATATATAAACTTGTTAACTGCTGCCTGTGCCTCTCTGTTCCAGTCTGATTTAGTCTTAAGCTTCTCTCGTCTTGCTTTTAAATCATCTTTTTCTTCCTTAACCTTTATCTTTCGCCGCTTCTCCTGCTCCTGTATGCGCTTATGTCGGGCTTTCTCTGCCAATACCTTAATCAGGTCTTCCTTGTGTTCCTCACTGCACCACCATTCGTATAGCGTGGCTGGCTTGAATCTGGTTTTGCATATTTTGCACTTACGGTGATTCGGGATTTTCATCTTCCCTGCTCCTCTCTATGTCGTAACCGCACATCCCCCACCATGAAGCACAGTCCTCACATGCATAGGTTTCATCTTCGCTTAGCGGCGTGCCGCAGCCTTGGCATACTAGTTCATCCATAATTTCTCCTTGCACGGCGACGCAGCCACATAGAGTCAGCGAGTTGCGCGGTGTAATTGAATGTGGGGGCTTGGCTTGCTGCGGGGATGTTGTGGCGTTTCTTGCGGGAGGTGACTTTGAATATTGCGTTATTTTCGATGCGTTGCCAGGGTGAGCTATTGCGCGACATTCCGCCTCCCTGCCATCACCTGAAGGATGGATAAGAGTTGCTGGCAATTTTCTTTGCATCGCTGAAAAATAAGATTCTCACCTGCCGGCCTGTAACGGTTAAGGAATATCAGCCTACCGTCTATGGCATCGTTGCTGACCGTCCATTCACGCTTTGCCACCTCGACGTATCGCTCATCCTGAGGCTTTGACCAATATTTGATGCCGTGATTTGAGCCGGTCACGAAAATTTCGCCTGTTGCTTTCATGGGGCCTAACGTTTTCATAATGGTTCGTTCGGTCACATTGAGGTGAGCGGCAATATCTTTTTTCTTGGCGCCCGGATTTTGGTCAAGGAATCGGATGATGCTTTGCTTTCGGATATAGATAATTTCATCGAGTAATTTCGCTGGCATCGTTCTGCCCTCCACTCTTGTTTTTCATCATCACGTTTGCGCTCTGCCTGATACGGCAATTGGTGCAAAGCTTATGATTTCCGCACCTCATCTCGTTGCTGAGCAATTTTCCGCAACCGACGGTGAAAGGTTTTGTTTTGAGTATCATGCTGCCGCCCTCTGCTTATCGCCGAACCGCGACGCCCACTCGATAGCCTGATTTTTTGCATCCTGCTTTGGATGGAATAAGTGCATTTCTTCTTTCGCCTTCACTCTGGCTTTTATTGCGTCGTCCATGCACTCAAACAAACCAAGGCGATATCGCTTTCCGCTCACGTTAATGTACGCAAGCCACTTCCCAGATAACTTGCTAAAAGACACGCCTGTAACTCCACTTGAGCTGTCAGAGCGCACCTTTGTGTTTTGATGGTTTTGACTGTGAGAGCACTTTCTTAAATTTGAAGGTTTGATGTTCAGTGGATTCATATCAATGTGGTCTATATGGTGATCAGGCCAAACCCCATGCGTTATCAACCAAACTAATCTGTGCGCCAAATATAGCTTTTTCTTGATGCATATCTGAATGTAACCCTTGGTATCAAGTGAGCCAGCGACAGACCCTGCTTTTGCCGAACCGCCCATAAACCTTTTCCAAGTAAAGATTCCTTTTTCGGCATCGAAATCTAACCTATCTAATACAATCTCTTTAGTTATCATAACCCCTCCAATCATCGAGAATAATTCCATTCATTCCGCAATAGGCTTCGATATAGTCCATAACCTCTGTGATTTTTTTTACTGAAAGGCGAGTTGTGCTTTCCCTAATGTTTATGAACTCCCCCTCAAGACCGGGCACTATCTCCGGGTGTTGGTTTGTGGCCATCTGCCATCCAGAAACGAATAACCCCTTCCAAAACTCAACACCTCGCTTTTTCCCCAAATAATCCTTCTTGCGGCTTATCTGGGAAAGCATTGCGTGCAAACGTGCGTTCTGCTCCAGCGAGCGGGTTCGCTCTTGGATGGTAACGACGAAGGGTTTATCAGGATTTAGCGGGGTGTTGCGGAGGTGGTTTATTGCATTGGTGCGGATGGATTCATTTCTGAGTAGGTAAGTCTGCTTGGTCATTGCCGCACCTCGCTGCTATTGGTTTCTGGAGCCGGTACAGGCAAACCAAATAGCGGCTTAATCAGCGTGCCTTTCTTCGATGCCCTTTGCTCGGCCACATCTCGGCTTCGGGTTATCTCGTATTTACCACCAGAGAAATAGGCATAGTATTCTGGGCTGGCAAGCTTAACCTCCATAACGATGCGTGCCAGCTGCATGGCTTGGTCACCGGTAGGGAGGATGTTCCCGGCCAGAATGTTACCCAGCCATTCGGTTGAAACGTCGTTGATGTCTTTCATGATGCCTCCGGTGGTTTAATTTCGTATTGACGTAAATCCTCACTACCCGTCTCGATGTGCTCAAGATTGCCGGATCGGTTAGTCTTGAACTTGCCTTTTGGCAGATACATGCGGGGGAATATGTTGTGCCACTTTCCATAGCCGGATGGCGTTCCATCTTCGTACATCGCTGGACCGCAAGCGCAACACAACCGAAGACCTTCACGCTCTGGCGCATAACTCCAGTCGAAGATATCGGGCCATGAGAAGCCTTGACTTGAAAGTGCTGTGTTCTCGCAGCACCCGCAGTTTTCACATTGGAATAAACTCATCATGCCGCCTTCGCCGCTTCGTGTAATTTCTCAACCCTGCGCATTTCATCAAAGTCATGCTCGGTGAAAATGACATCCTGAATCTCTTTGCTTAACTTGCTCTCCACGCGCTGAATACAGCCACGAATGCGGACAATTTCAGTTTCAGGAAAGAGGTTGCGGCTCATGTCTTCCAGCGTGTTGCGCAGGTTCTTGTTGCTGACTTTGGCAGCCAGTGCTGCAGCACACTTGCGAAGTGATTCACCCACCTTGCGGCGGTCCTTCTGAGCAAAGGCGCGGCAAAGCTCGAGAGTAGTAAGCGTCTCGGGAAACTCTCGATATTTGCTGTTCATGATTATTTTTCTGGCTTCGCTCATGGTTTCACCTTTAGGCCCAGGGATGTGATGGATTCAGCGCAATAGCCGATAGCGCAGTTGTGTCCGTTATCAAATTCATCTTCAACAAACACTTTGTCCGGCAATTCAACTTCAATTGCTGCGCGACTGGCCTTCCATGCAATCCACGCCAAATCAACTTCTGGGTGACTATAATTGGCGCCAGAATTGGCCTTGGTCAGCATGTGGTCGGCTTGGTCTTCGTCCATACCGTTTTATTGCCCAAGCCTCAAACTGCTCTCTTGATTTATCCATCAGTATTTCCTTCTCGATACTTGCCGCGCCCTGACCAGATAGGCATCCACCACCGCTTTGCTGCTATCGATCATCCTCTGCATGCCAGCACACGTCCTGAACTGTGAATGCCACGACAGGTCCTCTGCATAAGCGTTTATGACGTCATAATCGTCAGTGGTGATAATCATGGGGCGCGGTCCCGCAGGTATTTATCCAGCAACTCGAAGGCGAGAGACACGTTCTCCTCTGCCACATCGCGCAGGGTGAGCGTGTTTTCGTCTTGGGCTGGGATTGATTTGATTAAGTCTGCCATGTTGGCAAGGTGGTCTCGGGCGTGCTGAATGTCAGTTAGCGGGGTGTTGAGTTGGATCACTTTTCCCATCAGTCCCTCCCCTTTAGTCCGAACTTGGCGCGTATCTCGGCAATTTTGTTCAGCCCTTCCGACTTGCTTAGGGCGCTTTTGACGCTCATCTCGGCGATGCGCGGGCGTGGAGGTTGCAACACCTCGCCAGACTCCAGCCGTTTAGCCATTGCCTTAAGCTCTTTCCGGCAGCCGGTTTTAAGCTCGGCATCCGTCCAAGCCCCATGACGTTGCTGGTCGTACACGTTGGTCACCAGGTGATATTCAACAGGACTGGCCCACGGATACTGGTCGGCGCTGGCGAAGCTGTCACGGCGCAGGCTGTACGATTTCACCATGCGAAATAACTCGTCTTCGTTCGGCAGACCGGCAGCCTTGAGCGTGCCCTCTTTGCACCATGTGATGAATTGACCAGGTGACGGCCAGAACGGTGACTCGCTTGCCCGCGCATGCTGCATGCCGGCCGACAGTTGCTCGCGGGTGCGGATGTCGTTTTCGGCGAAAGCGGCTATCCACTGCTTTTTGGCTGCGCTGATATCCGAATCTGTCTTTAGCGTCGTTTGTGCGGCGGCGGGAAAGACTTTCATCAGCTGGCGAAAGAGTGAATCAACCATGCGCTCGGCGTCGAGGTTCACCACCTTGGCCGGTGCGCTGTCAGGCGGTGCCATTTTCGCAAGCAGAGACCCGTCACGCTGTTCAATGACTCTCATCAAGCGATTGTTCATATGAACTCCTTCCAAGACTCCTCGCTGTTCCAGTGAGGCGACGGCTCACTTTCTGCAACTTGACGTCGGATTGGGAACTTGGGTTTAAACAGGCCTTGATAGCCGTTCGCGATACTGGTGTTAATCACCTCGACAGGGTCATGCCCTTCGTCAAAACATTCCTTCAGCAGATTGAATGCCTTGGTCACGGTCATAGCTGTCTTGATTGGCTTCTTGGACTGCCCGCGATATTGGACCCATTCTTTCCATGCGGTAGCGTTTAACCAGTCAGGGATCGGGATATCAAGAGGATTGAATTTTGCGGCTTTTTCCCCTTGGGGGATTAAGGGGGTATTACTACTTTCTTTTTTCTTTAAATAGTTTCTTTTGTGTGTCTCTATCTTAGAGACTTCATGTGTCTCCAACTTAGAGACACTTTCTGTCTTCAACTTAGAGACACTGTCTCGTTTTTGGAGACTCTTGGTAAATTGCCAGGCTGATACCTCTTTGTTTGGTCCAATTTTATTACCCTCCATGCAAAGGCAATGCATTGATAGTAAGTCTTTTTTCGCCTTGTTTACGTTCTGCCTTGATAGGCCGGTGATTTCGGCAAGTTGGATATCAGCTATCCTGTCAGACCGCTTGTGAAAGCCGTAGGTCTTACGTATTACGGCTATCATCACCTTTAACTGTCTGGCAGTTAAATCAGCTCCTGCGATGGCCTCTAGCAGCACGTTAGCGATCCGGGTGTAACCCTCGTCGGTATCTGCCACTCGTTGCTCCTGCCCCCCGCCATTCGAGGGGAATTGAAGGATTTCAGCTGTATTCATGAGGCCTCCATGCCGGGAATTATTCCGGCGCGGTATTCCGCGATGATTTGCATGACCTCATCTTTCACGCCCAGGGGGATGTGTATGAATTCGGGACCGGCGGTCCCTTCCGATGCATCACAAAGCAGCTCGACCAGACGACGCGCCCTGGCCGCGCTGAAAAGTGGAATGGCATCGGCACGGGTGATTTTCTTTTTGCCTGCGGCCTTGGCCTTCACGAGTTGGTCGGCTGCCACTATGGAGGCTTTCGGTCCATGCTCGCGTGATAGCGCAACCGCTGTGGACGCAGCGACCTCTCCCGACTTCACCATTTCAATCAGACCTTCACCGACCTCAAGCAGCTGAAGGTGATGATCAACATCCGCAACTGAACGTTTGACCTTTTTGGCAATTTCGCCAACGGTCCAACCCTGATTGATAAGGCGCTGATAGGCTGCGGCTCGCTCCAATGGAGACAGCGGCTTGCCCTGAGAACTGCTGACCATAAATGCGATGCGGTCGGCATCGCTGCCGATGAAGTCTTTGCATTCAAGTCGCGGTATTTCGTGACCGGCTTCGGTAGCCAGCTTGGCGCCGTAATAGCGGTGATGGCCGTCGATGATTTTGACGCCCAATTCCGTAACCTGAACGGCAAGTGGTGGAAGGTATTCTCCGGCAATAAACGCGTCGCGGAATTCCTCAACGTGCAGTTGGTCGATGTCTCGAACATTAAAGCCAGGCTGGACATACAACTCATCCAAAGGGACCAGAAACGTCTTCTTGACCGTCGTTTCAGTGCCGTTTTTATCTTTGGATTTGTACAAAAGGGAAAGTGATGACATAATTACTCCTGTGGATTGATCCAGTCTTTTCACATTAGGCCTCGAAGCTGTTAGCGCAGCTCGGGGCTTTTTCATTGGTAAGTAGTTCAGCCACCCTCTTGGCAAGGCCAGCTAATTCGTCGTCTTCAACACCCCATTCCAAAATCGCCAGGAGCATCGACATCTTGGGGATCATGCTCGACTTCCAGCGGGTGATTTGTGACTCATCAACTCCCAGTTGGGCGGCAATGTTTCGCTGGCCACGCATGGCAATGCGATTGAATATGTTGCTGGTAATTGCGTTGGCTTTCTTGCGAGTGCTTGTAAGTTCCATGTGACATCATTCCTTTGTGGTTAGTTGTTTACGTGATCGGCCCGTGGGATGACCACTATTATTGGTTCCCCACATTTCGGCAGGGGCGCGGATTATTAAAGAGCGAAACTACTAAGCGGCGCGGGGGCCAGAACTGCCATATACCAACCATGTTGCGTCGCACTTTAGTGCGTTGGCTAACTCAAGAAGCTTACGAGGTCGTTGCGTTTCACCCGATTCAATTAGCTGAATTGATTGCTGAGACATTCCAGCTAGCTCACCTAATTTGGCTTGAGTGAATCTCATTTCTTCTCGACGCTGTTTGAGTCGGTGTGATAATCCTTCCATATTATCCTCCGTTAACAAACTTTCTTGTATTGTCTAACAAGTTACTTTGTTTGTCAATTACAGGTTTTCTTGTGAACATGGACGTAGAGGTAACAAATATGAACATTGGCGATAGAGTTAAAATCAAGAGGGATTTTCTTGGGTTAACTCAAACACAGCTGGCTGAAAGAGTTGGCACATCACAACAAGCGATAGAGCAACTTGAAGGCGGAAAAACTAAAAGACCCAGATATCTGCCTGAGTTGTCATCAGTGCTGGGCGTTAGTACCAAGTGGCTTTTGGAAGGTGGTGAAGAAGAAATAAAAGGCGATAACTTCAAATTTGCCGGCGCCTATATTCCTGGTAAGCGTTACCCCGTCCTCAGCTCTGTTCAGGCAGGCTGTTGGGCTGAGGCTATCGAAGCCTACACATTAGAAGAGATAAGCGAATGGCTTGAGTCTGACGCGCATATTCAGGGGGAGGCTTTTTGGCTTAAGGTTGAAGGTGACTCGATGACTGCGCCAACCGGTCAGAGTGTGCCTGAAGGTAACTACGTTCTGTTTGATACAGGCAAGGAAGCGGTGAACGGCAGCTTAGTGATCGCCAAACTCACCGACTCTAACGAAGCCACGTTCAAAAAATTGATCATTGATGCTGGCCAGAAGTATTTGAAGGGATTAAATCCAGCATGGCCAATGGTTCCTGTAAACGGTAACTGCAAGGTTATCGGTGTAGCTGTAGAAGCTAAAATGCGGTTTTTGTAGTAAAAATCTAGGCAATTGCCAAAGTACACACAGCGCGAATCCAACGAAGATTGGATAGCTTATCTCTTTCTGGGGAGTAGTTGAGGGATTTAAATGTCACAACAATTTCAGCTGTCACTTATAGAAAAAGAGATAGATGGTGAAATCATCCATCTTCGTACGAAAGATGGATATGTAAACGCCACTGCAATGTGTAAATTAGCAGGGAAACTATTTGCAGATTACACAAGATTAAAAACCACTCACGACTTCCTTGATGAATTATCAAGCGATATGGGAATTCCCATATCGGAATTAATTCAATCATTTAAGGGTGGTAGATTTGAAAATCAGGGCACTTGGGTTCATCCAGATATTGCAATAAACCTGGCTCAGTGGCTTTCACCTAAATTTGCAGTTCAGGTTTCAAGATGGGTAAGAGAGTGGCTCTCGGGCGATAAAACCCCAGCAGAACTTCCCATACACTTAAAGCGTTACATGGTTAACAGAGGTAGAGTTCCCCACACCCATTTTTCTATGCTGAACGAACTAACTTTCAACTTAGTGGCTCCATTGGAGCAGGCTGGTTATACCCTTCCTGAAGGAATGGTACCTGACATTTCTGAAGGTCGAGTTTTTTCAAAGTGGTTAAGGGACAACAGAGGCGTCGAACCTAAGACATTCCCGACATACGAACACGAATACCCTGATGGAAGAGTGTTTCCGGTCAGACTATATCCAAACGAATACCTGGCTGACTTCAAAGCTCACTTTAACGAAGTTTGGTTGCCCCAATATGCACCAAAGTATTTCTCAGAGAGAGATGCTAAGGCGCTCGAATTGATCGAGCGAATTATGCTTCCTGACCTATCTTAATTTCATCCCGCTCCGGCGGGATTTTTTTCGCCCCAACCCTTCCTGACACTGCGCGCCTATATGCGGCTTGCACGTATTTTGTAAATAAATATCCTTAATAAACAAATAAATGAGTATTTTACAAGAAATAATACAAGATATATTGTTTACAGATAACAAATATTCTTGTAATTTTAGTCCATCGAAACGAAACATCGATGCGGTAAACGGATTACCTACCGCGCCAGACAAGAGTCAGGCTGCTTCTTTAACAATAAGGTTGGTATGCCGAGAGGTGTACACCAAAGTGCAGTTGGCTTTGGGATTGGATGAATGCGCAGCCTGGTGTGTAGTGGGACGTGACTGACTCACGAGGATGCTCAAGCGATTAAGTAAGCTTGACGTCACCGAATAAGCGCCTTATGCCGGAAATCAGCACAGGTCATCCAATCACCCAAGCTAATTACGGAGGTAATCATGAACGCAAAACAACGCTGCAAGCAGCGCCGTATCGAGCGCCGCAAATTAGAAAGAGATTCATTGAGCGCTGATAGTCGGTTGGGTAAAAGTGTCGCCATGAGCCTCTCAGGATGTTCTGAGCGGGTCTATAAGGCGGTAAATTCTTTGCCGCTGAGAAGTCAGCAGCAGGCCAGCTCGGACAATATCTGTTTGCCTGATGTGGCGATTTACTCAGCTGGCCATCGTAAGTCAGCGGACACAGTAACAGCGAGATAGGCGTATCCAATAATGCCCGTCATTTGCGGTTGCGGCGGCATCGCTCTGAGCACTTTTGAACTTCATTCCAACAATTTTCCCACTTTTTCCGCCAGGTTAATGGCCGACCACAAACAGTACAAACTTTTGTGGGGAGTTCGCTTTTCTTCATACAAGGCCCTTCGTGGTAGCAGTGGAATGAACAAATTATCAGCTTACCTTCAACATGAAAAGTAAGCCCCCAACGTTAGATAAGAGGAGTATTGAAGATGGCGAGTTACAGAAGCATTAGCATTGAGTGGCTGACTTCACTTTATGAGGAAGGCGGTTATGTGGCGATTCTTTGTGGTGATAAGCAAGAGTTGCTGGATGCAATTTTTGAGTGATTTTACCCTGCGCCTACTCAACAAGGGCGCATGAATAAAGCCATTAACAACGAGCTGACTTCGGTCGGCTTTTTTTATGTTTGAACAATGAGGGATATGCATGTCGAAGTACGAAAATTTGGACGCCATGATTTTGGAATCTATCGGGGATGGCACAAAAAGCTTTTCAGATATTTTCTTTGGCGGTCGTGGAACCAAAAACCTTCGTCCGCTTTGTGAGTCATTTTCAACCGACAAAGCCGAAGCAGCAAGAGTGCTAGACCGCCGTCTTCAAGCATTAAGAAAGAAGGGGCTAATTGTGTTCATGAAAGGGTGGCGCAAAGTCTCTTAACTTGTCGTTCCCCCAACTCAGTATCGGAGCTTATATGACTTACAACGAAAAGTTTTGGCCTGCACTGACATGTATCTGCGTTCTGTTTTGGGTGTTGTTGGGATTTCTGACTTTTATTTTTCTGATGTGAGGTGATTCGATGGACAAGGTTGAAGAGAAAATCGTGGAGCGGCAACTACGAGAAGTGATAAAGCAAATACAGCGTGACTATCATTGCTCATTTTCCGAGGCAGTCGGTATAGCCAAGAAGTGGATTCATGAGTATTCGGAGCAGAAAGGAGTAAGCCATGAGTGCAATTAGCGATTATCACAGAAAATTAAACGCTGAGGGCATCGGTAAATGTTCAGTCCCCATGTGGTCAGGCGGTGGGCCAGCTGGATTTTGTGATGAGCCTGCCTACGGATATCCGGTGCCGCGAGAATACGTTACAAACCACCTTGGCCAGCGCCAATATCTATCTCCTGGTTACGATGGCTACGTCCCTGCATTAGCTTGTCCCTGTCACGGTGGGCCAAAGAAATTATGAAAAATTGGATATGGCCGGTGACAAGATTTTGGACGTTTTCACCCCACGGTTGGGTAGTAGCAGTCATTTGGAATTGCTGTGAATATCTCAACTTGAGAATGCCTAAAGCTCATATTGCATTTGGAATAATTATTGGCAGAAAACCTCAGCGAAAGTAAGCCCCTTCCTGCTGCGCATTCACTGAGTGCTCAGCATGATAAGCGCCCTCTTATCAGTTCATGAAAACAACCTTTAGCCCCGGCATCCGTTGGGGCTTTTTTTCGCCTGTACATATCCCAAAGCACCCTCTTTCGAATATGCACACATCAACCAAGGAGATCGCCGTGAGCGAAACGACGGAACTATCAGTTATTGAGATTAAACCGGAACAGGCTCCGGCACTGTACATCCCTAACGGACTGGAAAGCTATTTTGAACATATCAGGGCTAGCGTGAGTGAGGCGCCAGACCTGAGCACAAAGAAGGGTCGTGACCGCGGCGCATCGCTGGCTGCTCAGGTAAGCCGCAGCAAGACAGCAGTTGAAAAGCCGGGCCGCGAGTATCTCAAGCGACTGAAAGAGGCTGTGCGGCCCGCTGAGCAGGAAATTAAGCGGTTCGTTGATGCCTGCGATGCGCTGCGTGATGAGACTCGCCGCCCGCTGACTGAATGGGAAGCCGAACAGGATCGCATCGCAGCTGAAAAGGCCGCTGAAGAAGAAAAGCAGCGTATTGCCGCTGAAGAAAAGGCAGCAGTAGAAGCTCTTGCGTTGAGGGTTGAGGCCGACCACGAAATAGCGCTGCTGATGAACGAGAAGTTCGATCGCGAAGCCGCTGACGCCAAAGCGGAGGCAGAGCGCCAGCGCATAGCTCATGAGGAAGAGATTAAGCGTCAGGCAGTAGAGCAGGCTCGCATTGATGCTGAACTAAAAGCCAAGCAGGAACGGGATGCCGCTGTCGCAAGGGAAGCGGAATTAAAGTTCAAGGCTGAACAAGCAGAACGTGAGCGCTTGGCAGCACTAGAGAAAGCTGAACGCGACCGCGTTGAAGCAGCGCGAAAGGCCGAGCAAGACCGAAAAGACGCCGCAGTCAAAGCTGAGTCTGACCGGTTGGCCGCGGCCCAGCAGGCTGAGCGTGAGAAGCAGGAAGCCATCGCCGCTGAGCAACGTAAACAGCGGGAAGCAGAACAGCGCCGCTTGGCAGAGGAAAAGCGCATCAAGGATGAGGCCAATAGACGAGCAGCCAATATCGAACATCAGAAAAACATCAACAATCAGGTCATTGCCATTCTCACAAAGGCCGGTATTTCAGCCGACTGCGCTAAAGAATGTGTGATTGCCATCGTGAAACATCAAAAAGAAGCGGCCGCCTCCGGCCAGCATTCGCCAGTTCAAATCAATTACTAATTAAACCGGAGTATCCCATGCAAACGCAACTTGCAGGGTGGCCTTGCGTGGGCTGCTCTGAATCACTGCTCGACATCATCTTTCGAAACGCTAAAGACGCAGCTAAGCGTGTTTGGCAAACACTCCAGCAGAAAGGCGATCCACTATGAGCTTTCAAATCATCGGTGATTACCTTCGCATTTATATCTGCGGCCATGAGCGTCGCTACCCGAACAGCCCCATCGGTTTCAAGTTAATGGCCCGGGCTTTTTGCCGGAGCAAGGATATCGATTTATGACCATCACCCTTAAATGCACAAAAGTTTCGGTAGAGACGGATTTCTATTCAAAACACCAGGTCGTCGAAGTTGAAGGCCTCAACGAATCGGAGCTCATTCCTCTTCTGGATGAAGAGGCTCTCCGCGATTACATGGAATCACGCGGTTACGTGGTGACAGTTAAGCAGGAGGCGGCAGCATGACAGATAACGAGCAGGCGCAGGACGCGCAATTTATATCGCTGATGCAGAGGGAGTTGGGTGGCGAGATTGGCCGTCAGTTAAAGCAACAGGCCGAGCAGCGGAGAAAGGATTTCTCGGACGGACTCGAATTGATCTCATGGGATGAGTTTGCCGGAAATTATTCATAGGAGGTGCGACGTGGATTTAGACAGATTAGATGAGCCGTTCGCAGCTGACGATATTGAATGGCGCGTCCAGCAGTGCGGCGTAACAGGTCAGGGGAAACCTTGGGCGATGGTGCTCGCCTATGTAACTAACAGGGCAATCATGAAGCGCTTGGATGAGGTTTGCGGCAAAGCGGGATGGCGTAACGAATTCCAGCCAGCGCCAGATTCAGGCGTGATGTGCGGGATTTCGATAAAAGTAGACGGTGAATGGATCACCAAATGGGACGCCGCTGAAAACACCCAGGTGGAGGCAGTCAAGGGCGGGATGTCTGGCGCCATGAAGCGAGCAGCTGTGCAGTGGGGGATTGGACGCTACTTGTACATGCTGGAAGAAGGATTTGCAGATACCAGCCTTGAGAAAAAAGGCGGATGGAATCGTGCCAAGGCGAAAGATGGAAAACAAATATTCTGGACACCGCCGCGTCTACCCGCTTGGGCGCTGCCACCCATCAAGCCAGTTGAGCAGATGGAACAAACTCCGGCCCCGGAGCGTAATCCTCAAGAAATTCTTAATGATTTCACTGCCCAAGCGGCCGATTGTCAGTCTATCGAGGAGTTACAGGGAATTTATAAACCCGCATGGAACGCGCTGGCAGCTTCATCGGAATATCAAATTAAATGTGTCGAGGTGTTCAAGGCACGCGGAAGTGAATTAAAAAAGGCGGCATAAATGGCAAGTAAAGGCGTAAACAAGGTCATTATCGTTGGCAACCTCGGGCAAGACCCTGAGGTTCGCTATCTCCCTAACGGCGGAGCAGTTGCCAATATCACCCTGGCAACGTCAGAAAGTTGGCGTGACAAGGCGACCGGCGAGCAGAAAGAGAAAACCGAATGGCACCGCGTTGTGCTGTTCGGAAAGCTGGCAGAAGTTGCAGGGGAATACCTCCGCAAAGGCTCTCAGGTCTATATTGAGGGGAAATTGACCACACGGAAGTGGACAGATCAGGCCGGTATCGAAAAGTACACCACGGAGATTCACGTCAATGTTGGCGGAACCATGCAAATGCTTGGTGGGCGCCAGCCCCAAGGCGGGCAATCAGCTCAACATGCACCACAACAATCCGGCAGCTCTAACACTTCCCGCCAACACCAACCAGCTCAGCAGAGCAACGAACCGCCAATGGATTTTGACGACGATATCCCCTTCTAGATAGGAAAACCATCATGACGCCAGTCGGAATACTGGCACTCCTCCGTAAGCACCCCGACGCCAATATCACTTTCTTTCAGCGCAATGCATCCAGCGCTGGACAGGTGGGTGGGCGCTTGTCAGGCGGCGCAACTGTGGGGTGCACAATAAATTACACAAACCCCGCCTATAAGGGCTGGGGCCGCCTCATGGAAGAGGAGTCGATATTCATTTCGATAGTTCATGTGCAGCAAATCCAGCACCTGCTTACTGAGGAGAAATGGAGCATCCCACATCTTAAGGCTGAGGGAACCATATACCGGCTAAGGCCTGAATATTTCGCACATGACCGCCCCGCCCACTTCACTAATCAGCAGCAATTAAATCAGTGGCACGAAGAATGCCGCCAACTAATCAACCTAAAGCTTGCCGCCTAACCCTCTCAAGTAAGGAATAAATCATGACCCGCGAGGTTATTTGTGACTACTGTGGCAAGGCTGCCGCATTCGTGACCGGGCTACAACTCTACCCTCACCGACCAGACCTTTACTCCCTCCAGTTTTATCAGTGCCAACCCTGCAAGGCCCATGTCGGTTGTCACAAAGGAAGCAACGGCGTTCCGCTTGGTCGGCTTGCAAACGCAGACTTGAGGGCGGCAAAAAACCGCGCTCATGCTGCCTTTGACCCTATTTGGAAGGGTCGTTCCATGAGTCGCGGTAGCGCATATTCATGGCTCGCTAAATCTCTCGGCATTCCTCAGCAGGAGTGCCATATCGGCATGTTCAATATCGAAATGTGCGAGCAGGTTGTCATTGCCTGCGAATTGAGGGCTCAATCATGACCATTCAAATATTCAAAGGCGTTCAGAACCAAGAGCTGGTATTGAAGGCTGACTATGAAAAAGCGGCCAGCTTTGAAATCTCATTAGATGCAGCGTTGCATCGCGAGAGAGCTTTAGAGCGACAGTTGCTTTCGAAAGAGGCTGACTATGAAAAGTTGGCGGCTGAGTGTGCGGCGCTGAAAAAGCATATTGAAATAGCAGTCGAACTTTGGGATGCGGGTGCGGAATTAGATGACCACTTAATTGCGCAGGTGGAAACCCCAGCCGCCGACGCCGCGATAGCCGAGTTTAAGGCGCAGGGCGTGGATGAATTTGCAGCAGTGAAAATCGCCATTGGCGAGGAAGAGGAGGAGCCGAGCATTATCTATGCGGGTAAGCAGGCCAAATTGTTCGCCGGCAAACTGCGCTCGGGGGTGGAGGCATGATTACCAAGGCTCAATTGAAAGATATCCGTACTGCTGCCCTTCTCGCTGAGTCGAAACCCTGCGTAGCGTTCGACCAGCAGCTGGCAAAACTTTTGCCTCCTGACGTTGTTCTCAAACTGGTAGACCAGTTAGAGGCAAAAGAATCAGTGCTTGCCTCTACAACGAATGAATACAAGCGTCATTTACAAGCTGAGGCCGTTAAGCATGACCAGGCGCAACGTCAGAAGCGCTGGAAAGCACGTCTGCGCTTAGCCAATTACTTTGACCGTTCATTTGCTGATGCAGAGGTGAAGAATGCGTAAATCATCAACGCTTGAGCAACTTAACGAAGCCTGGCACCAAGAGAAGGTGGCAAAGCATTATCGGACCTATAACGGCGCTGGAAAACCAGACCACCATCGCTGGCAGGAAACTGTAGAAGCCCACAAGAAAAAAGTTAGCCGCTGCCGTCAGATGAAAAACCGCGCTAAGTGGGTGGCATGTTGGTTAAACGATCTTGATACCTGGAGCTTCGTCATCAGGAATAATCGCAAATCGATTAGCCTGCCTCCTCAGATAACTACCTTCGGCAATAGTGGGCAGGCAAAGTTAACCCGTGATGATGTAGCAGGAGTGAAGCCATGAAAGAGCGCCCTATCCTGTTCAATGCCGAAACTCAGGAATGGCGTGCGGTCATCGGGTATGAGGGTAAATATGAAGTTTCCAATAATGGGCAGGTAAGATCTCTTAGCTCTTATCATGGCCGTAACCCCAACGCTTTGATGAATCCTTTCACAAACAAAAAAGGCTATCAGTACATTACTTTACGAGATGGTTTTGGCGGTAAAAAAAAGCCACGCTGTTCATCGTATGGTTCTGGAAGCTTTTGTGGAAATATGCCCGCAAGGAAAGCAAGCGGCGCATTGGAATGGTGACCCATCTGACAACAGGGTTGAAAATCTAAGGTGGGCATCCTCAAAAGAAAATATTGACGACCGCGCTCGGCATGGAAGGACTGCAAGGGGTGAGAAAATCGGCGCATCAAAACTTGACAGAAAGGCAGTTAAAACGATTAAGCGACTTAAATCATGCGGCCTTTCAGCTTGCGAAGTAGCGCACTTGGCTTGCGTTAACCAATCAACAATATCAAAAATATGGGATGGTGAATTATGGAAGCACGTGTAAGAGAAAGGGGAATTATCTTTAACTCCGAAATGGTTAACGCTGTCCTGAGTGGCCGCAAGACGCAGACGCGGCAAATATTCGACTGGAAGAAGCAGCCAGCAATGGAAATGGCCGAGCGAGATGACGGCTCCCTATGGCCGTGGGCAGAGGATTGCGAGAACGGCGGTGATATTTGGTTCCCATGCCCGTTCGGCGCTGTAGGCGATCGCCTGTGGGTGCGTGAGACGTTCGGATTTGAAATTCGCTCGGTTGGCGGCTCTCCTCATGAACAGATTGTTTATCGCGCCTCTAAGCCTGACGCAGTGCGTTTATATGACTGCAACGGTAAGCCTTACCCAATGAAGTGGACACCATCAATCCACATGCCGCGCTCGGCCAGCCGCATAACTCTGGAAATCACCGGAGTTCGGGTGGAGCGGTTGAACGATATCGACCAAGCCGGCGCTTTAGCTGAGGGCATCACAGACGGTCATGGCGTAGGAATGGAGGTATATAACTTCTCGCGCCTTTGGCGGGACATCTACGGCGAGGAAAGATGGCAGTCGAACCCGTGGGTGTGGTGCATTTCATTTCGGAGGATCGAATGATAAAGCAATGCCCTTCATATCCCGGATACTCTGCTACCGATGATTTAAAAATAATCTCACATAGGCGAAGAGGAGTGGGTTCTCAGAGAGGGTCAAAGCCATGTCTTGACCATAACTTCATGTTTGAGCTCAAGCAACAAATTACGGCTAAAGGATATATGAACGTAGGAATCATCCTAGGGAGTGGTAAGAAAGCATCGATAGGAGTGCATCGTATGGTTTCAGACGCATTTCACGGCCCATGCCCCGCAGGGCTTCAGGTTCGCCATCTAAATGGAAACCCTAAAGACAACCGACCAGAAAATCTTAAATACGGGACAGCCAAAGAGAATGCCGAAGATCGAATGAAGCATGGTACTTACCTTGGTGGGAGTAATCATTATGGCGCCAAGCTCTCTGGAGGTAAGGCTGCTGAAATTCGATGTCGGCGGCGCAGAGGGGAAAAGGTTAAGGCACTGGCGGAAGAATTTAAGGTTAGCACCTCGACAATCGAATCAATCATATATGGAAAGTCCTATAAACCGACCGCCATCGAATTTAAACGCGTGGAGGGTGAAGTATGACCAATAAAACCGAGATAGAAGAGTTGAATGATTCTTATGACCGATATACCGTTTCGTGTCATTGCGGCTCCGTGGACGTTATAGCTCGTCATGATGGTCATCTGGTCATGCACTCAGATTATGTGATTATGAAGAAAAGGGCGGAGGCAGCAGAGGCCCGCATTGCTGAGCTTGTAACAGCAAAAAGGGCCATTGATAACCTCGACGCCGAAAGGGTGGCGTTGCGGTACGAGCTTGCCGCGCTGCGTGGGCCGGCCGTGGTGTTGCCTAATCCCTCTGCTTGGTCTAGTGATAACACTAGGTTCTTTAGTGAAAACCAAGTCAAAGAGATTCTCAAAGCCGCGGGCATCACCGTTAAATCTGCCGATGGCAAGGGCCTTGAATAGCTAAATCATCCGCATAGCACGAAGCGATAGTAAAAGATGTAAAAACATTGATATGCATCCAATAATTACTAAATCTGATACTTATTCGCATGACAAAATTTTTTTCCTAATTTATTTTTAAAGGCCAAGTAATGTGAGAAGGCTTCTAAAATGACAGAAAAATATAAACCAACATCTTGTCCTAAATGTGGTTCTGGAAGAGTTGGAAAGGAAAGGATAATGGGGCAACAAACCGGAGACTGGTATTGTGGTAACTGTAAAATGGTATGGACAAAATTCGATGTCGATACCGGAAATATACCACCAAAGGACAATTAACAGATCAAAAACAGGCCACCATTATGGTGGTTTTTTTTCCTCTACCAAGGGGTCCTTATGTCTAAATTCGAAGAGTACATGGATGAAGTTGTGCAGGACGTAGCAGGGATGGGTATCAAACGTAGATTCACTTTCGCCATACCTCTGAAGCCGCTGGTTGAGAAAATATTCAGTGATGCCTACCAGAGAGGTTATGACGACGCTATCCGGCAAGCGATAAAGCCGAAATCCAACGAAGCCGCCTAGAGCGGTTTTTTTACATCTGAATAAAGAGGGCAATGAATTATGGCTGACATCATCGACGAAGCAAACGAACTCGAGCAACTGCAAATTAACGCCACGCTTTCATTGCGCAAGAAAGAGACCATGACCTTTATTGGCCGCTGCCACTACTGCGAAAGCGCCCTGCTCAATGGTCATTTTTGCGATTCTGATTGTCGTGATGATTTTGAGAAAGAGAGGAAACTGAAACCGCAGCGGCGGGCGGCATGACGGATTATCACGAGCTCACGGACAGTGAGATTAACTCTGCCGTCAGTCAGCATGTCTCCCCTAATCTTCTCCGTCGATGCTGTGAGACTCCTGCCGACGCATGGCCGGTAATCACATCCAACCTCATCGCTGTAGAACCCGTCTATAAAGGGACGCAAATGTGGTTGGCGCACGCCGGGGATGATGGCGAATTTCGATGTCTGCATGAAAACCCGTTACGCGCTGCAATGACCGTGTACCTGAAAATAAAGGAAGCCAAGGGGTAACCCATGACACCCGAAGAGGCCGAAAACGCAGTAAGGGCTATCGCAAAGAAGCTCATTAACGAACTCCGCAGTAAATCAAACACCAACACCTTCCGAGAACTCCTCGATAAGTATGCCAGCCAGGCTAAGCCATTCTGCCCACCAAAGCATGAGGCTTGGCTATGGCTGTGCGTCATTGTGCATCGGGTGGTTGAGGGTAAATAGAATCAAAGGAACGCAAACGACGATTTATAATTACTTGCGTTAGTTTGCGGTCTCATTCTGATAAAAATACAGGAGAAGAAAATGGCTAAGCTGATGAACCTTCAGGAATGGGCATCTGCAACTTATACGCACCCGCCATCCCTATCAACTTTAAGGCGCTGGGTGCGTGAAGGACGGATTTACCCCTGCCCTCAGCTTCACGGAAAAGAATACAAACTGACCCCTGACTCTATATATGTCGACCCGAGAAAGAAGCTCATGAAGCGGAAGCCGGCACATGTTAGCGCGCCAAAGGAGGGATCGTTGCTGGAGAGAATAAAACATGTCGAACAGGCCGGAACGTTACAACGCTAATTTGCCACGCAACTTAACTTTTAGGAAGTCACGGCAAAGCTTTTACTGGCGAAATCCAGTCACCGGTCAAGAAATATCGCTTGGACGCGTTTCCCGCAGGGAAGCGATAGCTCAGGCATTGGAAGCCAACAATTACATTGAACAGAACTATCTTCCTTCGGCACTTCTTGACCGGATTAAGGAAGTGCCTGAATTTACCTTCAAAAAATGGATTGAGCGGTACGAGGTCATACTTGCAAGGCGCAACCTTAAAGCCAGCTCGATGAAATTAAGAAACAACCAGCTCTCAACATTAAAAGATAATTTTGGGCCACAGGCGATGGAAAGGATAACCACGCGCGACATTGCCGCTTTTCTTGAATCATACGTTGAATGCGGGAAGCGAAGCATGGCCGTCACCCTGAGGTCTCTTTTGTTGGATATTTTTCGCGAGGCTATGGTAGAAGGAGTGGTAGACAGGAACCCTGTAGAGCCGACCCGTACGCCGGCGCCAGAGGTTAGACGTGAAAGGCTTTCACTGGAGCAATTCGTTGCTATAAGAAATGCCGCCTCAGGAATGGGTTCGTGGCTAGAGAATGCAATGAACATTGCACTGCTCTCCGGTCAAAGAAGAGAGGACGTCACGCGAATGAGGTTTAGTGACGTTATAGATGGGAGGTTATTCGTTACACAAACAAAAACCGGTCATAAGCTCGCAATACCCATTGATATAAAACTGGAGCAGATCGGCTTATCCCTCAAGCAAGCTATAGAAAATTGCAGAGTGGGTAATCCATCCGAAAGTCTGATCTATTCATCGGTCAGGCGTGGTGGTCGAAAGCCGGGACCTGTTATGCCAGATGCGATCACACAAGCTTTTTCAGAAGCGAGAGAACTTAGCAAAATAAAATTTGGATCGAACCCGCCTACGTTTCATGAAATTCGTAGCTTAGCGAGTCGTCTGTATGAGGTAGGGAACGGAGATGAATTTGCACAGAGACTTTTGGGTCACAAAAACCTATCGATGACCAAAAAGTACCTGGATTCTCGCGGGCAAGAATTTGTGATGGTATAAACCGGATATTGGCATTTCGGACATTTTTCGGACATTTTCGGACACTTAGGAAAAATATCTATATAAATCATAGAATAAAAAAAAGACCGAGTACGATTCCTATACTCGGTCTAGGGAAATGGCTCTTGGGAGAGAGCCGTGCGCTAAAAGTTGGCATTGATGCAGGCGTTTAAGCCTTACACCTTAAAGCGTAGACGAGGCTTATGGGTTTACCAGCGGGTTTGTCTTCAAGTGATAATAACTTGGGGAAATGAGTTTAGATTTGTGAGCGGATTCGCAAAACGTGGTGGATTATTAATGAATAAAGGCCGAATAAGAGACGAAAAGTCGGGAACAGGCCAACAGATCTTATCATCCTGACATGATTACACTGCGAAACTCATCAGTCATTTGAATGATAAATCATTAATAGAGGCCAACGGCGTCAGCCTCGGGAAATCAGATTAGCACAGCGTTTTGGCGCGTTCGATAAAGGGAGCGAGACTCATCTTGTGACCGGGGTTTTGAGGGTCATCGAGCTGAATCGTGCTCAACGGCAAGGCGCTGAACTTGCCCTCTTTGACCATCTGAGTCGCGACGTCATTAAGGGGATACTGCGCCAGGGTGCTGTCGTTGATTACAAACAGAGCATTGCCCGGACGGCATTGCAGCATCACTTCTTCGCGGGTAAACGCCCACGCCTTGCCGAACTGCAAACGGCTGACAGTAATAACCTGTGGCGCCGCAAAACTGCTGGCAGACAGAGTGAGTAACAGGCACCCAAGCAGTGTTTTTTTCAT